TAATTTTTTTATTAAAACAAAAATATAAAAAAATTTTATAAAAAAAAAATTTGTAGATTAAATCTTTATATTTTACTTTGTGAAAAATTAATACAAAACAAATGAGACATGGAAGTTTATTTAGTGGTATAGGTGGTTTTGATTTAGCTGCTGAATGGATGGGATGGGAAAATATATTTCATTGTGAATGGAATCCATTCGGACAAAAAGTTTTAAAACATCATTTTCCAAATTCAATTAGTTATAATGACATTACTAAAACAGACTTCTCTATTCACAGAGGAAGTATTGACATCCTTACAGGAGGATTCCCATGCCAACCATATTCAGTTGCAGGAGGAAATGCAATAGTACCACAAGTAGCATTTGAAATTTTTAAAGCAATAAATAAAATATAATAAAAATGGAAAAAAAAGAAACAAAAGATTTAATCTTAGAAGAAATAAATAAGCAAGAAAGAAATCTTGCTTGGTTAAATAGGAAAACTAAAATTCCATATCCAACTTTGTATTCAATTTTTATACAAGGAATAATTAATTTATCTGATGAAAAATTAAAGATAATTAATGAAGTATTGGGAACTAATTTTAGTTTATAATTATAAATACAAATATAATGGCAAAAGATCCTGCATTTTTATTTTACCCTAACGATTGGATTGGTGGGACTATGGGTATGACTTTTGAAGAAAAGGGTGCTTATATGGAGCTTCTTATGTTGCAATTTAATAGAGGTCATATGACCGAACATATGATAGGTCTTACGATAGGTCAAATGTTTGGTCGTATTAAGGACAAGTTTATTCAAGATAAAGAAGGATTATGGTATAATGATAGGTTAGAACTAGAAAAAAACAAGAGAAAATCATATGTTGAATCGAGATATAACAATAAGTCTGGCTTAAATCAGCATAAAAATAAAAAATCTATTAAAAGTGGTCATATGACCATACATATGGAAAATGAAAATGTAAATAATATTAATACTCTACATAATAAAGTTAAACAAGAAGAAAACTTTTTAAAAGAAAAAACTCAAGAAAATGGAAAAACAAATTACATCAAGTATGATCAATCACAGGGGGAACATTATTTGGATAGGAGAGTACGAGAAGCTAGAATCCAAATCGCTGAAATGGAAAAAAATAGAAAAGGAGATATTCCAAGCTAGGCAAAATGGATTAGTAATTTCCGAGATAGATGAAAATGTTTTTAAAGCCTATTTTACAGATTTGATATACAGAGTTTGTGCAATTACGGGAATGAATAAGCCGCCAACTGAATTTGAATTTGATTTTTTAGTACAAGAGTTAATGGTTTTTTTAAGTGATTGCGGATTTGGAAATTTATCTACTGAGGAATTTTTATTAGCTTTTAGGCTTAATTGTAGCATAATTTTGAATTATCCTATTGGAATGGAAAGCAACTGTATTAACTTGGTAGGTGTAAATGCTAATATAGATTCCTTTTCTAAAGTATTATTCTCTTACACATTGCTTAGAAATAATTTAGATTCAAAAATTAAAAACCATATTGATGGATACTGAAAAAAACTTTAACGACCTGAATCAAATAGAAGGACTACAATTTATCCCTGTTAATGAAAAGAAAGTTCCTACAGTTAAGAACTGGCAAACAACTAAAACCAAATATGATTTAAGTAAATCTTATGGTGTCGGATTAGTTTGTGGAGATATTTCAGGAAACTTAGAAGCATTGGATTTTGATTGCAAGTATGATTTAACAGGCAAATTGTTTAACGATTACAAAAGAATAGTAAATTCTTATGATAAAGAATTGTTGAATAAGATGGTAGTTCAGAAAACTAAGAACGGAGGTTATCATTTTATTTATCGGTGTAAAAAAGTAGAAGGTAATTTAAAATTAGCAAATCGTGAAACTACATACGAAGAAAAGAAGAAAACATACGACGATACCTTAAAATTTGAGTTACTAAATAGTAAATCACAAGAGGATGCTTTAAAAATCGCTGAAAAGGCATCTAATAGCGACAAGGTTCGAGTATTAATTGAAAGTAGGGGAATTGGTGGGCAAATAGTTTGCTACCCTACAAACGGCTATAAATTGATTTTTGGAGATTATTATTCAATTCAAGAAATAACTCCAGAAGAAAGAGATTCTTTATTTGCAATAGCAAGGCAGTTTAATTCTGTTTTTGACGAGGTAGTAATACCTAAGTCAGCTAAAATATCTAAGACAAATGGATTATCTACATTTGATGATTATAACGAAAGGGCTGATGTAGTTTCTTTGCTACAAAATCATGGATGGAAAGTAGTAAGTCAAAAGGGAAATAAAACACATATGCTTAGGCCTGGACAAAGTTCTGCTCAAACAAGTGGAAATTACGATCACGATAAGAAATGGTTTAGTGTTTTTACCACAAGTACGGAATTTGAACCTCAAAAAGGATATTTACCTTATGCTGTTTATGCTACTTTGGAGTGTAATAAAGACTATTCTTTAGCGGCAAGCAAGTTATTTCAATTAGGTTTTGGAGAAAGAAAAGAAGTTGAAAAGCCTAAGAAAGATTATCAAAGCACTAGAGTTATACAGTCAAGAGTAGATGTAGAGGATGAAGATTTATCTTTTTTGGCAACACCAAAAGATTATGATGATTATTTGCAACAAGTTATAGATGGCACTTTAAAAATAGGTTTAACTACAGGAAGTCCTGCACTAGATGAGCATTTTTTATTTAAAGAAAATTCATTTGTTAATATAAACGGTATAGATAACGTTGGTAAATCTGTTTTTGTTTGGTGGATGCTATTAGTTGCTTCCATGTATCATGGATGGAAAGGTATAATATTTTCAAGTGAAAATACTTTAGGCGCTTTTATGAGAAAAATGATTCAATTTTATTGGGGTAAGTCTTTAACAGGAAAGTACCCTATGAATCCATTAGAATATAAAATTGCAAAAGAGTTTATAGAAAAACATTTCATTTTGATTAAAGCACAAGAAGATTTGTTTAACTACAAGGATATTATAAACATGGTTAAGAAAGCTAGAAAGAAGTATCCTGATTTGAAATATGGTTTAATAGATCCTTATAATTCTTTAAAAATAGATTTAAGTGGATTTAGCAAATTAAATACACATGAGTTTCATTATGAAGCACTTAGTGAATTGAAATCTTATGGACAACAGTCTAGTTTTGGGTGGTTTGTTAATCATCATGCAGTAACAGCAGCAGCTAGGGCAAAGGATGGAGAAAAGAAATATCCATTAGCCCCAAATAAGGCAGATACGGAAGGAGGCCAAAAGGTTGCAAATAAAGCGGATGATTTTTTAACTATACATCGTATAACATCTCATCCTACGGAATGGATGGTAACAGAGGTTCATGTAAGAAAGATAAAAGATACAGAAACCGGAGGAAGGCCTACATCTATGGATTGCCCTGTAAAATTTGAAATGTATAGAAATGGATGTGGGTTTATAGAAAGATTAGAACAAGGAGGGCAACCGGTAGATCCAATTAATAGTTGGCATTTGTTACAAAAAGATAATAAACAAATGAAAATTCAAATTAAACAAGAAGAACCTAAATTAAACTATAAACCTATGGATATTGAATCTTTTTAACAAATAGTTATAGTTAGGTTTATTAATTTTGAATGATTAAAAGAAACGATAGATGATTAAACAAAGACCTGTAAACAATGTAATTAATCCATTGTATGAAAACTATTCAGTCGCATTATACGATATGAATATTGAAGATGTAAAAGAAAGACATAAAAGGAGGTTAGTATTTGAAAAAGCATCTCAAGCAGCCAATTTCTTAGGTTATATACCAAGTAAGTTTTATGAAAGAATAGGCGATGGCAAAATTAAAAAATATGCTTTTCATCAAACAAGTAAAAACAAATTTGCAGTAAGGAGGATTACAATATGAATACAATAAAAGATAATTTAAAAGATATAATAAACATAATTGGTGAAGATATAGAAGATTTAAAAATAAAGGATATTGAATCAATATACAATAAACTAACAAAATCAAGGGGTATATTGTATGATTATATTATTTCTTATAGAGGTTTTCAACAACCAACTTTGCTTTCTGATAGTATTATAAAATTTTTTGAAGAATACTATCCAGTTTACAAAGCAAAAAATAGAAAAGTAGAAGTAGTAATATCCAGGTATGCATTCTTTTTTATGATGAATAAGTGCGCAAAAATGACATTAAGTGATATAGGAAGTCATTCGGCATTTAATCATAAATATGACCACACAACTGTTCTGCATGGTGTTAATACTTTTTTAATTAGGTATGAAGTTAAAGATGATTTAGTAATGAATATTTTAGAATTTGCAGAAAAAATATTAGATATAAGATTTGATCAAGTTATTAAAGATGTTTTATATCATAGAGATTTAGTAAACAAATAAAAACCATAAATATGTCAAAAGTAGAAATTAAAAACGATTGGGCTAAAGCCATTTACATTCTTTATTTAAATAAAATGTCCGGAATAAGCATGGCAAAGGTATTAAGCAATCATGAGCCTTCTTTTTATAAATGGCAAACCAGGCTTTCGGAAGTAGAAAGAGCTAATCCAAAATTAAGAATATCAAGAACAAGGGTTCATTATAAATCAAAAATGGATGGTAAGTCTAAAAATTATATAAAATATACACCATTAAGCCCTGATCCATATATTTTAAAATTAATAAACGAATTAAACGAAGGTTTTAAATCAAAAACAAATTCACCAAATAAATAAAAAAATATGATAAACACTCAATTAATAGGATATTTAGGTCAAGATTGTCAAGTAAATAATATAAATGGCAAAACGGTAATTAATTTTTCTGTAGCGCATAGCGAATCATGGACAGATTCAACAGGAGTTAAAAAAGAAAAATCAATATGGGTGGCTTGTTCTTGGTGGGCTGACAATACAAAAATAGCTCAATATCTAAAAAAATCTACTCAAGTCTACGTTGAAGGATTACCAGAGGCAAAAACATATCAAAATAAGGCAGGAGAAACAATACCTCAGTTGCATTTAAGAGTAAAAATGTTACAATTATTGGGATCAAAAAAAGAAGAGATATAGATTTTTTTTGTTTTTTTAACAAAACTTTATATAATTTTGTGTCGGAAGTTTAAAAAACCTTCCGACATTTTTTATGGCTAAAAGCTCAAGCAATACCCAAGAAATACCAAATGAGGTAGTAAAAGAAGTTTTAAAGCAGAATAAAACTAAAATTAGAAAGATAAGACCGGATCATTATCTTTTTAAATTAACAGAAAAACCGGAAATTAAAGAAGATGGATTTCATGTAGGCGGTGGTTTTACCGTACTTGCTAAAGTAGATACTGTACTTTGGGCATATAAAGAAGATGAAGAATCAAGAGATGGAGATCCCGTTCCGTATAAATTAGACGAAGAAATACCATTCGGCCATGATTATTTTCAACCAAGAGATATTAGATACGTTCCAAATGTATCAACACCTTTTGTAGATGAACAAAAAGGTATTAGAGAAAGAGAGCCAGGTCAGATACATCCTATTTTAGATAATGATAAAATTGCTCAAGAATTAACTTTTAGTCATGGTGAATTAAGAGTTTCAGGAACAAAGCAAAACTTGGTTAATTATCTTAGACTTACTAATCAATGTAGAAATCAGCATCCAAATGCTAGAAGGTTTAAACAAGTTAATAGCACTTATGAGCTTATTGATTTCTCATACATAGATGAAGCTAAGGTTAAAAAAGGTCAATTAAAAGAAACCGCATACGATACGGCAAGAACAGCAAGATTAGAAGAAATGTTGCCTCATGCTAAATATTTAGGAATACAAATGAAAACTCCAGATGGAGTAGATAGAGATACTGATAGCATTAGAAGCGATTATAAGGATAAAGCTCTTTCCGATTCTGAAACTTTCTTAAATTCATTTAAAAATCCTAAAATTAAAATAATATCTCAAATAAGAACCCTAGTTGAAAAAAGTGAGATAGTATTTAGAAATGGTAATGCTTATTGGGCTAAAACGGATACTACAATTAAAACTTTAGACCCTTCAAAAGACCCATTTGAAAATTTAGCAGAGTTTAGTCTTACCGAAGATGGAGAAACTTTTGCAAATAATATAAGAGGAGTTATTTCTAACTTAGAAAGATAATTATATAAATTACGCTTAGAAATAGTGGCTCTAAGCGTGATTAAAGCCCACGACAAAGGGGATTAAGTAGCCACTACTGCTTAGTCCCTTTATTTTTAAATATATATGATATGCCTTCTGAAATAATATATGGTATAGAGTGTAAAACACCTGAATTACCTTCTTTTTTGCCAAAAATAGGAGATAATAAATTTGTAAGGACTTCTATGCCTAAATTCATGAATGAGGTAGATAGAAATAAAGAAAATATTCCTATTTACAATGAGCAACAATTAGAATTCATTAATAAAGAACTTGATTATTGCGATAAAGGATATTGGTTTTATAATAATCATGAACTTACTTACATAACAGGTTTCTATTATTATTATCTTAATTATTGGATATTAGAAAATGGACTAAGACCTGAATACAGGGATAGCGATAGAAGATTTTTTTCATTTTTCCAAGAATGCTATAATGATCCTAGAATTATAGGAATATTAAGAGGTAAAAAACGTAGAGAAGGTGCTAGTAGTCAGGGTACTTGTATAGGAACTAAAATAGCTACATTTTCTCCTAATAAAAATTATGGAAACGTTTCACTTAATGATGATTATGCCGAAAAGCTATATCAAAGTATGATATTGATTGGTTTTTTTAATTTGCCTGAATTTTTAAGACCAAGATTAGATTCTAGCGGAACTAATAAAAAGAAGTTGCATTTTATAGAAACTCCCAAAAGAGGAGATAATGGATCAAGAAAAATAGAAGGTTTAAATTCTGAAATAAACTTTATGCCTACTATGCTTAACAGCTATGATTCAACTCGATTATCCTTTTTGTTGGGTGACGAGTGGGGTAAATGGGAAAAAGTTGATATAACTAGGTACTTTGCAGTAGTTAAGGAATGTGTTAAAATAGGAGCTAGAAAAGTAGGTTTTATATACGCCCCAACAACTTTAAACCCTCCGGATAAAGGAGGTAATAATTTTAAAAAATTATGGGAAGGGTCTAATCAATTTGAAGATGGTAAATATTCTACATCTACCGGCATGGTTAAATATTTTCAAAGCGCATATGATGGATTAGATGGATTTATAGATGAATTTGGAAAAAGTGTTATAGATGAACCAGATGAAGAAACATTAAATTTTTTAATTAAAAAACAATTAGAAATACCGGATGTTTCGGAAAGAGTTCCAACAGAAAGTTTGATATTAGGAGCGAGAAAATATCTTGAAGAAGAATACGATAAATTAAAATCGGAAGAACAAAAATCAGATTTTAAGAGAAAATTTCCTATAGTAGAGGATGATATGTTTGATTTTGGAACTAGCTTTTCCCCATTTAACACAGCTAATATAACAAATAGGGAACTTGAATTAAAGAACTTTCCTGTGCCTTTAAGAAAAGGAATTTTAACTCATAAAAAACGTATTTATACAAATAATATGGGTGATGAAGATACCGATTATTGGGTTGATTTTGAAGATAATGAAAATGGTAATTGGTTAATATACTCGCTTCCGAAAGAGCCAAATATGTTTGAAGTAGATAAAGAAAAAAAGATATTAAAAGCTACTAATACTTTAAATATTTCAATAGGAGTGGATACTTTTCGTTTTGATACCACAAAAGAATTGGGATCTATGGGTGCTATATGTGTAGGAAAAAAATTTGATTTGTCTAAATCAACTGGTGAAGAAGGTGGTGAAATAATGGCTTTGTATGTAGGGAGGCCTAAGTTAGTAGAGTTTTTTAATGAAGAAATAATGAAAGCCTGTTTATTTTGGGGAGGCAATGCAACAGTAGAGCATGATGCAGGCCAAGAATATAGAACCTATTTTAGTAATAGAATGAAAAATATTATGAATCTTAATTGTTTGCCATTGCTAGGAAGGAAGCCAAATGAGGCTATCGATCCAAATAGGGAAAATAGTGTAAAAAGTATAACTACGACATCATCAGCAGACCCTTATGTATTTTCAAAACAAATTTCATTAGCTCAGATATATTTTGAAAAATATTGTCATAAAATATTCTTTTTACCAATACTAGAAGATGCTAAAAGATTTAATCCGGATAATCGTACAAAATCGGATATTACAATCTCATTTATGATGTGTTTGTTAAATATGACTGGAGAAACTAAAGCAAAAAGTATAGAAACTAAGACATCTAAAGATAAGTTTATACCTCAATATAAAGTGAAAGGAAGTTTTTCATATTGATTTTAACAAAAAAATGTATCTTTGACGATGTAATTATATCTTATGGAAGAAAAATCTTCTAAACAAATTGTTAATTTTGACGGTTTTGATGCCGCTTTGTCGATGCATTTTGAATCTCCTCATGAGAAACGAAAACTTTCTTATGGGTTAAAACTTGCAAAAAACTTTTGGGGTAATGTTTCAGTTGGTTATAATTCTTATTATGATTTAAGAAATTCCAACTGGGATAATAACAGAAAGTTTTCTGCTGGTAAAATAACCCATGACGAGTTTAAAGACTTATTAGGTATTCAAGGCACTAGATCATTTATCAATATAGATTTTGATATTGCTAAAATATTGCCTAAATATAAAGAGGCTCTAGTTGCAGGATGGATGGATAGGGATGAAGAACCTACTGTAAAAGCAACAGACATACTTAGCGTACAAGTTAAGCAGCGTGAAAAACTTATGGCTAAGTTTAGAATGGCTCATAAAGAGAAAATTGCTGCTGCCGAACAAATGGCCGGAAAGAAATTAGAAACGGGATTTACTCCGGAAGATGAAAATGAATTAGATATTTGGGATAAATTAGAAAATAAACTTCCAGAAGAAGCCTTTTTTAAAAAAACTATTAAACAAATATTTGAAAACAATGATAGCGATGTATTAAAAAGATTAGATCTTTCTGATTTAGTTGAAGTCAATTGCGCTATTTCTAAAATAGAAAAGATTGTATCTTATTCTAAAACTTTAAGTAATAGAATTAGATTAAGAAGATGTAAGCCGGAAAGATGCTTTTATAACATATTTGAAAGCCCTATAGGAAATGATATAAGAATAATTGGAGAGGCTTACCCAATGTCAATATCAGAAGCAAGAAGAAGATTCCCGAAAATAACAGAAGAGCAATGGTTTAAAATAGCTGAAAAAGCTCAAAAAGCCTTGATTCAATCTCAGCCACTAACATGGACAGATAGTTGGATTAATACTCCTACAAGACCTTATGATGATTACTCTTTTATGGTATTTGATTTTGAAGTTAAAACCGTAGATAAAGACTACTATGTAAAGACTGAAAATCAATATGGTAATACAGTAGTAATACCTAAAAAAAGCAAACCAAATCCAACAGGTAAGCAAGAAATAAAGGGAGAAATTATAGATAATGAAAGATATAATATTTATTGCGGAATATGGGCAATAGATACAGAATTTATGATGGAATGGGATGTGGCTTCTAATATGATTAGGCCATATCAAAATGGTGTTGATGCATTTATGAATTACACTATTGTAATGCCAAATGCAGACGGCACTTATCAACCCTCATTGCTTGAAAGAGGTATATCAAATGTTAGAGCAATGGCCTTATACAAGTTGAAGATTTCTCAAATGGTATCTTTAATGAAGGCAGATGGTATTTCTATTGATATAGATGGATTGCAAGCAATAGATTTAGGTAATGGAGAAAAATATGATAAACTTACCTTAAAAAGAGTTTTTGATCAAACAGGCGAAATATGGTGGGATAGTGGAGATACTACGGGAACTGGATTAGAAAGAAAATCAGCACCTCCGATTAATCCTCATTCAAATTCAGCAAATGTAGCTCAGATAAATACTCTTATTCAGCTTTACAATTTTGAATTGCAAAATTTAAATTCGGAATTTGGAGTAAATGAAGATTTCTTAGGTGGGTCTGTTTCTGCAAAAAGAGGAGCAAAAGTTAGCGATAATCAAATAACAGCAGCAAATAAGGCAACAGAATTTTTGTATAGACATTATCTTCTAAAAAGAGAAATGGAAGCTACAAAAATAGGATATATGCTTTGGGATATGATAGTTCTTGAAAGCAATGATTATAAAAAAATGGCAGGTATTAGTTCTGATATGATTGATACCACTTTTGATATTAATTGGAAAATGTCATCTAAATCAGACGATAGAGCTAAACTTGGAGAATATATACAAATTGCCCTTAAAGAGCAAATAATAGGATTAAGCACAGCCGCAAGACTTGGAGAGATTGACGATCATAAAGATGCTATATTGTATCTTGAAAGAATGGAAAAGAAGGCTAGTCAAAGAGCGCAAGCGTCTAAGCAAAATGATATTCAAATGAATGCCCAAATGCAGCAGCAGTCATTACAAATGAAAGCTCAAGCAGAAGCAATGATAGAACAAGCTAAAGCTCAAAGAGAAGCTAGTACGGAAAAAGCTAAAGGAGATGCAAGGGCTTATGAAGAAATGGTTAAAATGGTTAACAATGTAGTAATTAAGTCAATGGAAACAGGTGCGCCAATACCGGTTGAAATATCTGATTTAATGAAAACAATACAAAATAATGTACTTAATCAAAGCATAGTTAAGCCAGCCCAAAAAGAACAAGCCGAGCAACAGGCGGCACAACAACAAGCTCAAGCTCAACAAATGCAATCACAGCAATAAAAATAAAAGTAATTTATGCCTGATGATAAATTAGATAAAGTCGCATCATTAACGGGTAAATCAGAGCCATATAGAACACTTCCTTTAAGTGATTATATTCAGCATACATCTCAGATTGAAGGTGGAGATCCTGATTTTAAAACAATGTTTCCGAAAGAAAAGATGCCCGAATTGCAAAAAAGAAATGAAGATTTTAGAAAAAAATATGGAGAATTTGCGGCAAATAGAGAATTTTGGGGCGATGCATTAATTAAAACAATAGGCACAAGAGGCTTTACTATAGGTTCGTCTATACAAAAAGCGGCAGAAGTAATGAATGTTGATCCAAAAGTTTTATTAGGAAATGCTATGGAAGAAGGGTTTTATAAAACAGCATACGGCAAAAGAGATGCATATCCAGGATCTATTGTTGGTTTAGAAGATTTGCCAAAAGATTATGAAAAATTAAAAAATTATTTACCTGATTATTTAAAAAATAAAATAGAACTACAGGAAAAAAATGGTAGAAAAGTTCCTGTTTTTAAAGATCCGGAAGATATGTTAATAGCTTTAGGCGGTTATTTAAATATGTATAAAGACAAAGTTGAACAGTATTCAAATGATAATAAATTAAAACTTTCTCCTAAAGCGTTAGATTTTTTTACAGCAGCGGCATATAATAGTTCAAAAAATACTGATATTGATAATACTAAAAAAATGATTCAATATTACAATTCAAAGGGATTATTAAAAAATGATAAATTTTTAACAGAAGATAATTTAGCTAAAGATAAATATGGCTCTATATATGAAAATGCAAGAAGGAGATTTGATTCTGTAAATGGTTTATATAAAGAAATTGAATCAAAAAAAGGTGAATTAGAAAAAGTTGCATCATTAAATAAAAGTAATCAAAAATAATAAAATGGAAAATTCTCAATTACAAAAAATAATTGATTTATCTAAAAAGGATAAACAATCGACTGGTGATGATAAAAAAATGGAAACTAAGCCAAATTCAAACGATATAAAGCCATTTGTTAGTAAATCAGGCATAACTTATAATAATCCATTAATAAAAGATGAAAAAACATATTCTTCATTTACCAGTTTATTAGATTCTCATAATAATAATCCATTCCAAACTGCGGAGTATATAGATTCTAAATTCTCATATAAAGTTCATGATCCTAATGAATTAAGAAAAGCTCAAAATGAGCAAGATGCGCAAGAATCAAATAGATTATTTGAAGCATCCGGAGCTAAAGAATCTATATCAGAAATAGAAGATTTTCTTAGATTAGCAGCACAACATAATATAACTTCTGAAAACATAGGAAAATTTGATCCAGGTGCTATATTTCAAGGTATGCAGAAAATGAGAGAAGAAGAGCATAGGCCTAAATATGATCGAATGCATCCTAAATTTTTAGAAGGGGCTGCTAAAATTTTAAAAGATCAAGAGGAAAGAGTAAAAAATGTAAAATTAGGCGATAAAAAAGAGCAATTATCAAATATAAAATTAATTAGCCAAGAAGCTCAAGAAGCTCAAAAAGCAAAAAAATCATAATTTTTTGTTAATTTATAAATTACTCGTAACTTCGTAAAGTAGTTTTAATAAACCTACTAATTAAAATAAACAGTTATGGAAGAAAATCAAGTACCTGAAACAGTAGTAGAGCAAGTATCAGTAGAAGAAGTAGCATCCAAAAGTGGATGGGATTCTTTAAAACCTATAGAAGAATATGTTCCGATTGAGCAGAAAGAAGAAAGCGTAAATAATGCGCAACCTACTCAAGATGCAGCAATAGAACAAAAAATAGAACCATCGTTTAACGAAAACGAATGGTTTAAAACAAAAAGTGGTGGTAAATATGAAAAGTGGGAAGATGTAGAAGCTCTTTTAAATAAGCAAACAGAGGTTGAAAAGCCATCTTTTGCAAACGAAACATCACAAAAAATATATGAAGCTATTTTAAATGGCAAGGAAGATGAACTTGCTGATTATTTTAGCAAAAAACAATTTGTAAAAAACTTAGCTACTCAACCAACAGAAGATGTAGTTAAGGCTTATATACAATCTCAAATACCTTCATTAACGCAACAGGAAGTAGAAAGGTATTATGAAAAGAATTATGGTGTAGATGAAGATAATTATAGTGACGAGATTGATTTAAGTATAGCAAAAAAAGAGGCAGAAAGTAAGTTAGAAAGAGTTAAATCAGATGCATTGAATTATTTCAATAGTCAGTCTGAAAAAGTCCAGTTACCTACTTTTGAGCAACAACAAGCGGTAGTAAATGGTTTTGATGCTGAAAATCCAATTAACCAATCGGTTATTCAGTTTGTAAGCAACAAAGCAAAAGCAATAAGTGACGAAATACCTTTTGAGTATGTTAATAGTCAGAATGGAGCTAATATTCAAGGCAAGATACCCTTAGATACGAAAGCCATCTCTGAATATGAATCAGCCGTAAATGGTAACGTTGCAGCGGTCATAGCAGCTAAATACTTTAAAAATGACGATTTTGATAGTAAAGCGTTCGCTCGTGATCAGTATATTTTAGATAATATTAGCGAAATCCTAAAAGGAAGTGCTGCTAAATCCTACAATGAAGGTGTTCTTTCTAAGATTGCAAAGGACAAAAATATCAGAGTAGATGAGCAGCCTAACAGAACCGGAGCTTCTCCTAATACATCTCAAAATTTAGAGATGGCAAGAGAATATAAGTTCAGAGGATTCCCGTTAGATTTTATCGAAAGCAAATTCGGAGTTAGTGCCGATCAGCTTTAAGGTATTAGTACACCTTTGTGAAAACATTAAAGTCCTAAATTTTAATAGAGTTTATTAAACCTCTCGCAAAATCTATTAAAAAATTTAATAAATATTAAAAAATGGCAACAACAAGTCCAGCATACAGTCAGGGTTCGATTGCTACCTCGCAGTTCAATTCACCCATTTTGTTTAATGATCTTAACTCAAATGATAGATCATATTTTAAAGATTTAGTGTACAAGTTCGGTGACGAAAAATTGTACTCTATGGTATTAATGGCAATGCAGCAGTTCGTTGATACGACTAGCACAGATAACCATACTTTCTACCACTATGAAAAAAGACAATCTTTCCCTTCATTCGCAGTTCAATCTAACGTTACTGGTGGCGCTTCTATCACAGTTACAGTAGGTGCTAATGACTACTATGAAGCAGGAAACCGTTCTCCTATTCGTGCAGGTGAAACTATGTTGTTAGCTTCAAGCAACCAATTAGTTCAAATCGTTTCTGTAAATACAGCAACTCCAAATGCTCATACAGCAGTTATTGCTTCTTTAGATGGTTCTACTATCGCATCAGCAGGTTCAGGTAACGTTCTTGCAGGTGATTTATTACTTTTCAGAGGTGCTACTAACGTTGGTGAAGGATCTACTATCTTAAATGGTATTTCTCCATTATGGGATAAGATTACCAACACTATCACAGAACATCGTGATGATTTCACTATTACCGATATTGCTCACATGGAAAAGCAAGAGGTAAGAGTAGCTGAAAATGGTCAGCCTTACTATCGTGATATTGCGGTTGATGAAGTGAACAAGCGTTGGTTGGCTCAACAGTTCTGGAAAATCATGGAAGGTGTCCCTGTAACTGCAAGTGGTTTAAATGCTAATATTGGTGGTGGTGCTACTAATGGTACTAAAGGTGTTATTCCTTTCGTAAAATCAGCAGGTTCTACAGTTCAATATACAGCAGGTGCGCCTACAATCGGAGATTGGCAATCATTGGTTCGTCAATTGAAATATTATGGTGGTGCTTCTACTTACCATGTACTTTGTGATACTTTGTCTAAACAAGCTCTTGATAACTTCTTCTTCACTCAATTCCATAACACTTATGATATGGTTGATTGGAAGCACTTAGGCGGTAACAAAGAAGCAGCAGTAGCTTATGGTTTTGATGCTTTCCGTATTGGTGGTATTACCTTCGGTTTGTATGATAACCCTCAGTTCACAACTAGCCAAGTTTACAAAAGACCTACTACAATCTCAGCAGGTTACGATAACTACGCTTTGGCTATCCCTCAGCGTCAAAATATCGGAAGAAACGGAGAAAGTTTACCTTCATTGCAATTAGTATGGCAAAAACAACCTAATGGCGAGAGAGTTACTACTTTTGAAACTGGTGGTTTTGCTATGCAAAATAAAACAACAACAATGAACCGTACATTTACACAAATAGGTTACTATGGTGTACGCGTATTCGGAGCAAATGGTTTCGCTCAATTCGTTGGTGTTTAGTAGTTAATTATATATTAAAAAGGAGCGGCA